AGCTGGTTGGACTTGACACTACTATTGATTGGAAAAACACAGGTGATAACAGCTATGACGGTGAAAAACTTAATTTGCTAGTTCACGATGAAAGTGGTAAGTGGGAAAGGCCTGATAATATACTAAACAACTGGCGTGTAACAAAAACTTGTTTGCGTCTTGGTAGTAGAATTATAGGTAAGTGTATGATGGGTAGTACTAGTAATGCGCTGGACAAAGGTGGTGATAATTTTAAAAAGTTATACAATGATTCAGACGTTACAAAAAGAAACCGTAATGGACAAACAAAGTCTGGTTTATATTCTTTGTTTATCCCAATGGAATGGAACTATGAAGGATTTATTGACCAATACGGACAACCTGTATTTAATAACCCAGATCATGATGTATTCGGACCCGATAATCAATTGATAGATTACGGTGTAATAAATCACTGGGAAAATGAAGCTGAAGGATTAAAAGATGATCAAGACGCATTAAACGAGTTTTACAGACAGTTTCCAAGAACTACTGAACACGCGTTTAGAGATGAAACAAAAAATAGCTTGTTTAATCTTATTAAGATATACGAGCAAATAGATTATAACGAAGGAAGCAGACATAACACACATGTTACTACTGGAAGTTTTAGCTGGGTCAACGGTATTAAAGATACTCAAGTTGTTTTTAACCCAGACTTAAACGGTAGGTTTAAAATAAGTTGGGTTCCGCCTGCAAGACTTCAAAATAAAGTATTGATAAAAAATGGAATTAAGTACCCAGGTAACGAGCATATTGGCGCTTTTGGCTGCGATAGTTATGATATTAGTGGTACTGTTGATGGTAGAGGATCCAACGGATCTCTTCATGGACTAACTAAGTTTAGCATGGAAGATGCTCCACCTAGTTCATTTTTTTTAGAATACATAGCAAGACCACAAACCGCTGAAATATTTTTTGAAGATATACTAATGGCCTGCGTATTTTATGGTATGCCATTACTTGCAGAAAATAATAAGCCAAGACTTTTGTATCACTTCAAGCGAAGAGGCTACAGAGGTTTTAGTATGAACAGACCAGATAAAGTTTGGAATAAATTATCTGTAACTGAAAAAGAAATAGGTGGTATACCAAAC